GTCGCCGCCCGTGGTGGCATCGTGAGTTTGCCGAGTGCCATTAGACTATCTCCCATGCGGGCGATCCGCGCGGGATTGTTTCCGGCTACCGACTTGCGGAAAACCTGCGGCTGGCTGTTGATGACATCGTGCTCGCCGAGGTCGATGCCGACTGATTCGATGGCATCCCGAAACGCCGCAGCATCCGTGATGCCCGTGCCGCCGCCGGAGACGTTTGATGTAATAATTCCGCTCATTTGTCTCGGATTGGGATGAGGTTGACTGCAATCGAGGTCGTTGCCCCGTCGTTCGTGACGACAAGGCGGCAGAGATTGGAGGTGGGGATAAAGCGGAACTCCGCGTCTGCTGTCCACGATCCACTGTCAACGGAGGTGTAAGTCAGACTAGCCGGGTTGTAGGTCGTCAGCGTGATAGTCGCGCCGTCCCATGTGCCTTTCAGCGTCACTAGGTGCTCGCGTCCGGCTAGGGTGTTGATCTCGTAATTGCCATCCGTGGTCAGGACGGAGAAGGGTGATGTGGTGGCCATGGTGGTTCAGCGGTTTTGCATGCTCCCGTGCGATAGGATGCGGGTTTGTAGGTGAGCGCCGTTCTGGCGGGAGATTTTGGCGAGCTGTTGCTCTAGCAGTTCGGAGGCAATGGTTTCCTCGATGATGACGCGCTCCGGGGCTTTATCGTCGCTTCGCAGGAAGTCGGTGTAAGCGCCCTGCGCCATGTATTCAAACCACTCTTCCGGCACGTCGGATTCCTCGCCGTCCCCGTCGCCGTAGGTGGTTGGAAGCGCGGCTTTGTAGGTGACGAAGGCGGAGTAAATTTCACTGATGGAAACCGTGAGAGTTCCGCCGGAATCACCGGACGGGGACCATGATTCAACCCCGTCGATTGTTTCGGTTGCGTTGTCGCCATCCCACCCGGACGATGTGCCTGTCCCGAAGATGTTGATCGACCATAGCCTATCGGCTCCGGTCCCGGCAAAGCCGGTGCTCCACCACGTTCCCGACCCCGGATATGAAGCTTCGCCGTCGAGTGTCCATTGAGGCTCATCGAACGTGCCAGCAACGAAGATCATCGTCCCGCTGATGTCGGGATTCGGCGACCCCCCAATGGTCAGGTTGTCATAAAGCGACTGGTGAGCGCTCGCCTGATACCCCGTGATCTGGATTCCGTCGCTCTGCGTGTTCCAGTCCACATATTCCCCCGCCGCTTCCGTCTTGAACGGCTCCGTCGCATGGATGCGGTAAATGGTCCCGATGGTGTCGAGTCCGGTCTGGGTGTAGGGCAGTAAGCCTTCCGCCGAAACAATGCGCTCCTCTCCGGTCTTGAGGAACCGCGGCCAAAGCTCACTCTCCGCGTAAGCCTTCCGCGCCCTGCGGTTGGCAAAAATCTTAACCCGTGCGTTTTCCGCCGCTGCGAAGTCATCGACCCCGGCGAGTGCTTGGACCTGGGCGAGTAGTTCGCTGTAGGGGCGGGTGGTCATAGCTTGAATCCGGCCATGTCAGGTTCGCGCTTTTGCATCTCGCGCATGAATCCCTTGTCGTGGATCGCATCCAGCCCGAAGCGCGGATCTTGCATCATCGCAAAGAACTGGTCTTCGTGCCATGTGAAGACCTTCTTGCCGAGTCCGGGAATCGTCTTGTGGCCGCGGTCGAGTCGCGCCACACGGCGGGCTTCCGTCTCCATTTCCTTCTCGCGGACATGAAGCAACTGCCGCCCGGAGCATAGCTCTTTGACGATTGCATCGGTCAACTCCGCGTCCGCTAGGATGTCGTCGAGCATAGAAAAGGGGAGTGGCGGGAGCCCCTTTCGAGACTCCCGCCTGGGTGGTGGTTAGATGTTGAACTTGAGCAAGTCCAAGATCCGAATGCCGATGACGATCTCTCCAGCGGTGAGCGATGCCACGGCGGCATCAGTCACTTTGATATAGATCGGCGTCGCGGCGGAAACCAACTTTGCCGGACGTGAGCCCGCAAGGATGGTCGAGTTTCCAGCGACTTGCAGCATGGTGTCGCCAGTGTTGAACGTCGGCAGGTTGACGGTCATCGCGTCCACGTCGAGGGCGTCAATGAACTCGTCGGGATCGGCGAGGGTGGTCCCCACGTCGATGACTAGCGAGGACGACCCGGCGATGTCAACGGTGTTGATGACAGAGCAAAGCTCGACGCCACCCCCAGCGGGGATGGTTGCGATCTTGAGCGTGCCACCGTTGCCGATGCTGATGATGTCCTCATACGTCAGCTTGACGACATCAGTGTAAGGGGACCGTTCTGGATTGGTAAGTTTCATTTCGTTCGATGGTCAGGTGTTAGGCGTGGGCGATTTTGCCGTGGGCTCCTGGGTGCTTACACACCAGCGTTCCAGCCCATTCGACGTATCCGCGAGGACCGCCGCCTTGGTCTGGCAGGTCGAACGAACTCAGCGGCAGCAAGTCCTTGATGCCGATGAAGTCCATGTTCAGGAGGTAGCCGCGGTTCGAGTTCACCACACAATCCGAGTTCGCGTTGATGACGTTGACCAAGCCATGATCCGACTGGAACGTGTCGATGGTGAAGACGAGCGTCTTCTCCTTCGAGTTGTGGGTGACGCGGAGAACCGTGTCATCTGGGTCGGACGAGGTGCGGGTGAACTTCGAGATGGTCCGGCGAAGTGCGGTTCCGGCGAACAAGTTCAGCCGGTTCTGCGAGCCGTTGACGGTGTAGATCGAGGTGATCATATCGCCAAGGGTTGCTTCAGTCGGAGCAGCCCCAAGGATGGAAGCGGCAGGAGTGCGGTAAGCAGCCGGAACGTCGGAAGGTCCGGCGCTGTCGATCCAGTCACCAAGACCGCGGAAGCCGTAAACGACATCAGCGCCGTTCTCAACGGTGCGATCTTCGTCGGAGCCGATGCGATACTCAATGTCGCGCTTGATTTCCGCGAAGCACTTGGCGATTGCGCCAGCGCGATCCGCTTTGCCCGCCTTCTTGACGGCTTCCTGGACCTTCGACACCAGCCATGGGCGGCGCATGATCGAGGGATAATTGCCGAGACGCGCCTGGTTGCCGAACTTGTCGGCGAAGGCGGAAACGTCGGCACCTTCAGCAACGCCGGTCAGGACCGGAGTGCCAAGCTTGTCAACGGGCCACTCGCTGAAGGTCGATTCCATCCGGCCCAGCTTGGGAGCCATGGAGAGAATCGGCGATTCCTTGGGGGCAAGGAGGGTGAGGGCGTCGGAAAGGTCCTCGCGGTTGTTGATCGCGGAACCGGTGCCAGTGCGTGCGGCTGGTGCGCTCGGGTCAAATGTGGTTGAAATGGGCATGGTGTGGAATGTTTGGAACTTTAAACCCCGCGTGCTTCGAGCATCTGAGCGAATGAGCTAACGCTCCCGCTTTGCTCGAATCGTGAGGCGGCTTGATCTGCTACCCGTCTATTCCCGCTTCCCGTCTTGGTCGTTGGCGCGGCTGCCACTGTTGCCGGGGACGCGGGCGGTTTTGCCTTCAACGTGGTCCCGGTGGTGGCTTGCTTCGCAACGGCCTTGACTCCCTTCCCGTAGATGCTCCGAACGGCGTGAGCGGCCAGTAAAGGCAGCAGTGGACGCGCATCGGGAACAAGCTTCGCGATCTTCTGGAAAACAGGCGATTCGGTTAGCGTTTTGAAGTTCTTGGCGACTTCGGATTCTTCCTCTGACAGTTCCGGCACCTGCGCCCTTGCCTCCGCTTCGCTCTTAGTCGTCGCGGCTTCGAGGGCTGCGACTTGCTGGAACTCGGCTTGCTTGCTTGGGACCGCTTCGGTGAGGGCTTCGGTCACTTCCTTGCGGAGTGCTTTTAGCGCCTTCTTGGTATAGGTCTGGTCGCCAACTTGGATCGGGTCGCTTGGCCCGTATTCTTCGTGGTCGTCCAGAATCCTCTCGATGTCCTTATTCAGCGTCTTCAGCTCTTTGACCTTGCTGGCGAGAACTTCCACGTTTTCGACTCCCTCAAGGAATCTCGACGTAACGGTTTCGATTGGCGCGGGCTCGGGCTGTTGGGATTTGATCCGCAGGGCCTCTTCCTCGGCTGCTTTGGCCTTCCAAGTCAGTTCCCCGAAACGGGAAAGCGCCTTACTGCCAAGCTTTTTGCCGAGAGCTTTGATTTCCTCCGGGTCCAGTCCCTCAAGTTGCTTGAAGATGGATTCGGCTGTCAGACCTTCGGGTTCCTCGGCTTCTTCTTCCTCTTCGTCGTCATCCGATTCGGTCTCTTCGACTTCTTCGGTTTCCTCCGCTTCGGAATCGTCTTCCTCGGTTTCCTCGGGTGTTTCCTCGTCTTGAACTCCTCCGGCCAGTAGTGCCGCAAATGCGTCTCCTGACAGGCTTCCGCGGGAAGGTTGCCCCCGTCGTTGGCGTCGTTCTGAATCATTCGACCGATTAGCGCCCGGTTGTTGGCGATGCGGATTCCTTAGCAAATTGGTAAGGTTAAGCAAGCAAATCCTTAGTGGATTGGTAAGGATTGAAAAACCCGCCCCCATTGCTAGGGGCGGGCTCCGATGAACAACACGTCGTCAACCTGGAAAACTACACCGGAGGCGGCACCCCGATAGGCACGCTCAAGCGGTCGAGAAATTCGGTGCCAGCGGTGATTTCCGCGGCGAGCTTCTGAAGCTCAGTAACGTCTTTGTAAGACCCAAGGCCGCGGACTGCTGCCTCCCAATCAATGACGACTTGCTCGACGATGGCGGAGAAATACGGGTTGCCGCGGAGTGCGGCGACGGATTGCGCGAGGGTCGGTTTCGGAAGGTCGGTCACGGTGCGCCGAGGTTAGAGTTCTGGAATGTGGTTGGAGCGGTTCCGATCTTGCCGGTCTCCGCGTTCTGCGCTTGGGTGATCTGGAATTGCGCCTGCTTGGCGTAGTTCTCGACGCGGGCGGCGAATGCTTCGTCGCCTTGCAGCCGCGCAGTAACGTCCGGCTCCTGAGCCCACATCTGGAGCATCTGAAGCGTGATCTGAGCCCCGTTCGGCTGCGGCCCCACGGCGACGCCAGAGTAAAGCTTCGCGAAGTCGTCCGTCACCGCCTTTTGAAGCTTCGCGGCGTTCTCTTCCGCTGGCTGGATGACGTAAGCGGCATAGGCCGGATCGACTGAATAAGCCATGAACTCGGTATGCTTCCCGGCGTCGAGTCTGCCGGTTTTGTCGGCTTGGATCAGCATCGAGAAAAACTCCGCTTTCCCCTTCATCGTTTCCGGGTCGTTGTTGAGCGTGTCGAATGTCATCGTAACATCGAACTCGTCGTCTTGGATGTTGGAAATCGTGATCGGGTCGGGAACTCCGGTGACGTTGAAGAAAATCTCGTCCGGCCCGAATCTCTGGAAGCACTTGTAGGCGAGGCGAAGGACCGCAACGGCATGTTCCAACGTCTTGTTGACGAAGAACTGCTGCCGGACAGGGGTAAGCGGATTCTCCGGGTCGAGCCCCGCGATCCGGTCAGCGGTCTTCATCAGCGTTTGCTCGATCTCGATTGAACCCGGATCAAAGCGTGGCACCTCCGCGAATCCATATTCGCCCTTGCGACGCTCGCCGATGTAGGCACCCGGCCCCCATGCTGGAGGTGGCTTGCCGTTTGGCCCGGTCATCGGAGGGCAGGTTGCGAACGATGCTCGGTCGGCCCGGCTGTCCCGCTCGGTCTTGATCCCGTGTTGCGCTCCACGGAGTCGTTCCGGCATCGTCAAAAGGTCATACATCCGCGCCGTGTCGGAACTCATCCGGGTGACGGCAAACGGGTAATCGTCATAACCGTTCATCAGCTCGCGCTTGGCGTAGGGCTGTGGAACGTCGGCAGTCTCGCCGGTGATCCACGGGGAAAAGACGGTGCAATAAATCCCCTCGCTCCCGTCGTCCTCGTCAATCAATCGCTGGTAGGCATGGACCACGATGTAAAGCTCGTCGTTCCCGGACAGCCTGCCGCCATTGATCGAAAAGCCGCCCGAAAGCCCGGTGGTGTTCTCAATGGATATGTCATCAACCCCGAGTCCCGCGCATTTGGTCAACAGGTGGTCCGCCCATTCGCGGTCCCACTTCTCCGTCGTCACCATGCTTTCGATCTCCTGTGCGGTGTAAGCCTGCCGCCAAAAGATGTATGGCGAACGCTGCGGGTCGGTGACGTAGGAAGGGAAGAAAACCTCACCATCCGGGGCGCAAGCGCGGACAAATGGCCGGCTATCCATCAGCGAGGACCGGGAAACGACAAGCTCCGCCGTTCCTTTCGTGCGAAGCTGCCGAATCGCCTTCTTGGCTTTGGACGCCTTCAGCTTCGGCCATTGCTGTTGCAACATCGCGGCGAGTTCGTCGTCATAGCCACCATCGGCGATGAGTTCCGCAATCTCCGGGACCGCTTCAGCGATCTTTTCGATGCTCATTTCTTCCTTGTAGGTGCGTTCCTTGCGCTCCCACCCGACGTAAGAAATCATCAGCCCTTTTTCGTGGCCGTAGTTGCACGCCAGCTCATGCTCGCACTGAAACCCACGGATGTAGTTTGCTCGCATCCAACGGAAGAACGCGGACATGGCGGAAGCTCGCGGCAAGCTCTCCATTTTGACCGCAAGCGCCTTCGTGTGGGACTGGTTGAGAGCCCGCATCGCAAGCGCAACGTGGGTGTCAATCAGGTTGGAAACAACGTGGGTTTCCTGGTCGCTCGCGCCCTTCCATGGCCAAGCGTTTTCCCCGCTCTTGCGGAGGTCGGTGGTTTTTCCCGGCCAGATGTTGCGGCGAGCATCGTGACTGCGGCGGCATTGCTCAAGGTAGTCTTCCCCGAGGTCATTGATGCACCGACTATAAGAGTCCGAAAGAGCCTTGATGTCCGGCTCGTCGGTCGCGTAAACCATCTGGGTTTCGTCGTCTGTCACGGAGTATGGATGTAGAGGGTGTGTCCCGCTTCAACGGTGACGGAAACGGGGATCTCCTTGCCGACCAGCTTCGACCCGAGTCCCTTTTTGATGCGGATCGGGACCAGCTCGCCGTCAAGGCTGCCGTAAACGAATGTCTTGTTTCGGGCGGGGCGGTCCACGCGGATCTTGATGGATTCCAGATCGGGCGCAACTTCCGGCTCCCGTGGGTCGCCGATGGTTGTTTGTTCCGGTTCGGCGGCGATCTGGAAATCAGGTGCCGGGTTGGGACTCAAACCCGTGTCGGAATCCATTTCGTCCGGCAAAGTTTCAGGCGCGACATGTTCGATTTCTGGCAATTCCTCGCCATGTTCCGTCGTCGTGTTCGATTCTGGCTTGTTTTGCGACACGTTTGGAGTCGCTCCCGGCTTCGGCTTGTCCAAAATCTGCGACTTCCGCCATGCGGTGTATTCAGGATTCACCTTGCCATCGGGCAGGCGGGAAACGGGGCGCTCGGTTGCCATGCGCGAATCCTTAGCAATCTGGTAAGGATTAGGCAAGCCCGCAATCAATATCCGCCCACTCCAGCGTAGTTGTTCACGATTCTGGACGCTTCAACGTGGTCGATCCCGTAGGATGCGGCGTAGCGCGGACAGTCAATCGGGTCTTTCCACGCCTCATCCTTGCCCCCGGTTCCGGTGTAGTTCCCGAATGCCGCAATCGTGTTTTCGCACTCTTCCGAGACGTAAAGGAGCGGGCGGTTTGTGAAGTCAATCGGCAACGTCTGGTTGTAGTCCATCAGGTCAACCAGCTTCTGCAATCCGTCCTCAATGTCGTTTCCGGGTGCGGGAATCACGATGAAATCCAAGTCGTTCAAGTCCTCGATGATGCACGAATCCCCGTCGTCCCGCTGGTATCGTGCCGCGGCAAGCCGGGGGTCAATCAGTCGCTCTTGGATGATCTCGCCCCCGGTCCACTGGTCGCGGGCCTCGTTGTATTCCCGCCCCTCAAGCTCGTAAATCGTCTCGATGTATTTCTTCAGCCCGAAGCCTTGCCCCCGCGATCCCTCGCCGGGTTTCCAT